CAACGCCGCGCCGATTTCCGTGTGGCGGCGGGAGGATGGTTCTTTACAGGTGATCAGCGGACGGCACCGTTTTAACGCCTGCACGGATGAGGATATTAATTGCACGGTGTATGATGAGGCGGCCGGGTTTGATCTGGATTGGGCGCAGACGCACGACGTGGAGAATAATATCCGGGACGGGCAGGCTTCCCTGTTTGAGATTGCCCGGTACGTGAGCCAGAAAGGGTTGACGAAGGAGGAGGCTGTGGAGAGGGGGATTTTCCGCAAGGGGCAGTCCCGGCGCGGGGTGGAACTGGGCATGTACGGCTGTTCCGATTTGCTGGACGCGCTGGGCAATGAGCTGGTTTCCCCGGATGACGCCTGGCGCGTGGCGATGGCGTTCCGCAATCAGACCGAGGTGCAGCGGGCCGGACTGCGGGCCCTGATGGAGGGGAAGAGCTGGCAACAGGCTTTTGCCGTGATGCAGGTGGCCGCGAATATGGACCGCATCCGCGGGCTGGCGGAGGCGGCCGGGATGACGTTTGAGACGGATTTGTTCGGCAATTCCCACGCGGAGGAGTATTTCGCAAGGCTGGCGCAGTACGCCGCCGCCCGCGTGAGCGAGCTGACGAAGGAGATTTCTTCCATCAGCGGGGCGAGCAGACGCCCGGAGACGGCTAAAAAGTATGGCGTGGATGTGAAGGACGCCGCCGCGCTGGAGGCCGTGGTGAAGGATTTGAAGGCGCAGAGGGCCCGATGGCAGAACTTTGGCCTGCATGAGGATTTGATTAAGGAGGCCAATGACGCCGTGATGGTGGAGCTGGGGATGAAGACGCGGGAGGAGGTGGACCGGGAGAACGGGGTTCTGCCGTTGGAGGTTTCGGAAGATTCTTCTACGGGTGATTTGTTTGGTGAGAATCAATGGAGTCTTGGCGAGCTGACAGGTGAACGGGTGGAAGAGTTGTCCAGCGTGATCATGAAGCAAATGGGGGTGGAAAGTTCTGCGCATTTGTCTGAATTGATTGTGGGTACTCTTATCCGGCTTGGAAAGATGGCGGCGAATGAAAGAGGCGGATGGCTGGCTGAACGTATTACGGCGGCCAGGACGCAACTTGAAAAAGAGAAGGGGCAGACCAGGCCGTCGCGTGATTTGGTCTCTCACCTTGAGAATAGCGTGCGTGCTTTTGAGCTTATTGCTGAAAAGGTCCATACGATTACTGCCGGGCATGATCTGCGTATGTTTGCGGAGGATGTGGGCCGGATGCTGGACGCGGCGCTGACGAGGGGGGCCGCCCCTGCGGAAGATGAGGCTCCCACAGCGAATTTTTCCCTGGTGTCCATTCCTTCCGGGGAGGTGATCACTACCGCCGCCGAGATGCGGGCGAGGTTGAAGCCGTTGCAGGGCAAGGTGTTCGTTAATAAGAATACGGGGATCCAGGCCGTGATTGAGGCGCGCGTTTCCGGCAAGACGGTGGGCAAGGCCGGGGCGGCCCAGATGTCCGTGGCGAATTTGAAGGCGCTTGGGTTTTCCGCGGAGGAGGCCCGGAGGGTTCATTATACGGCTGCGGCCCGCATTCATGAGTTGTTTGAGAATGCGGAGGATGGATTTTTTGAAGAGGCGTATAAACAAGATGCCTCAAAAGCCGGAGCCTATCATTTTTTCAATACAGTAGATATTGAAGGGATAGGAGCGTTTGATGTTAATGTTACAGCAATCAGATACGTTAAGGAACAGGAAGGTAACGTTCTTTACACGCTGGAATTGACCATAGAAAACCCCGCCACTAGGGGAGCTGCTAGCCGGGAAGGCCGCCTACCTACACCCTTCAAGGACGGGGTTTCTACCCGTAATTTATCTTCCTATCGTTCGTTTGTCGAGAAGGAAAAGGCGTCCATCAAGAAGAAGGCGGTCGCTGACGGGACGTTCATGAAGGCCCCGAACGGGAAAGATACGAATCTGACGGAAGACCAGTGGCTTTCCGTGCGCACGGAGGCGTTTAAGAATTGGTTTGGCGATTGGGAGCATGACCCGGAGAATGCCTCCAAGGTGGTGGACGAGAACGGGGAACCGCTGGCGGTGTACCATTACACGGACTACGAGGGAAACGTATTGAGAACGACCAACGACTATGGAATGGGTGCTCTTCATTTCTATACAAGCAATCGAGACGGAAAACCCGCTGAATCTCAAAAGTATTACGGCAGTAGAGAAATTGCGGCATTTCTGAATTTTCGGAATCCTCAAATCATTGATGCTCAAGGAAATTATTACGATAATATCTCGTACAACGGAAGAAGTTACGATACATACGGCATTGCGGCAGATGCGAGAAAGCTTGGATTCGATGGCGTCATTATCAACAATGTGAGAGAGTTTGGGGGAGCTGATATTGGTACTGATTGGCTGGCCTTCAACCCCACCCAGATCAAGTCCTCCACGAACAACCGGGGGACGTTTGATCCGAAGAATCCGGATATTACGTTCTCTATCAATACCAAAAAACTTGACCGGGAGTATTTGGATGCCGTGGAGAAAGGCGACATGGAGAAAGCCCAGCGCATGGTGAATGAGTTTGCCAGGGCAAAAGGGTATGTCGTAGATGATAGCTGGAAAATGGACCACAGGGCGCCGAGCAAGTCCGGCGATACCCCGCAGGAACGGCAGAAGAATGGGGAAGTCAGTCTGCTGGATATGGCGGATGGGTTCGGAATCATTCCGGAAGAAATGATTCTTGATTCCTCCCGGAATCTTGAACTGGGCTGGGATAATGCTCACATGGATGCTTTGTTCGCCGTGAGGAGTGCTATGAAGCAAAGGAGGTCTCTTGTGGAAAAGGGGAAGAACAACAAGATACCGGCGATTGCCATGTACAGGGCTGTCCCCCGTGACATTAAGGAAGGTGATTTCCGGGGCGGCGATTGGGTAACTCCCTCCATGGAGTATGCCCGCGAACACGGAGAGTCCAACCTGGATGGAAAATACAGGATTATTTCACACAGGGTGTACATCAAGGATGTGTATTGGAACGGGGATGATATTTGCGAGTGGGGTTACGATGACGGGGTGAATTATGCCTATCGCAACACAAAGAATAACCGCAAGCTGCTGGATCCGGTTACTTATGATCTTGTAGAGGTGAGAGACGAGAATGGAGAGTATGAAGGGCATGATCTCGGAGAATGGGATAGCGAAAAGAAGAAGTTCTCCCTGATTCCCTACCGGTTTAATTATGAAGAGAGGGTTATACCTCTTTCCAAGAGATTCAATTTTAAGAATCCGGATGTTTCGTTTTCCGTGATAGGCCCGAATGCGGCCACTTGGGGAAAGTATGCCGATAAGGCTTTCGCCGGAAGGGATGACGGCAAGTTGCGGGCGGAGATTGACGCCAGTAAGGCGGGAGTTCGATGTGGGGTTCTCCAAAAGGACAAGCCTGTCAAGCTTGGCGAGCTTCTTGATTTTGCTGAATTGTATGAGGCTTATCCTGACGCGAAAGATATTACAGTTGTGCTGGAGGATAAGACGGTGAAGGACGCGGGCGGATATTTCAGCCCGTGGCGAAACGCCATTCATTTGTTCACCAATAGAACTAAAGGCGCTGATTCTTTGAAAAGCGGCTTGTTGCATGAAGTTCAGCATTGGATTCAGCATAAGGAAGGTTTTATCAATGGAATTTCCCCTTCATCCGCGCGTGCGGGCATGTTTTCCGCTTTAATAAAAAAAGGCTATCTTGGCGACAGGCTTCGTTGGATCAATACGCCGGAGTTTGCGAGAGATGAGCTTGAGAGGATAGCCCGCCTGATGCGACGTCCCGCAGCTATTAAGAAGATGGGAGAAAAATATGAGGTTCAGGAAGTTATGGATATAGGGATTATGGCGCAGCAGGCTATTGAATTGCTAGCGAAGAATTATCGCCTCCGGCAGTTGTCTGACGCCGCAGATTTTCGCACCAGAAACCGTGGGAATTCCCCCCTCCCTGTCCTGCCTGAAAAATTCATGTTGAAGGATGTTCAAGAGAGGATTCAGGCCATTGAGCAAATGGAAAAACGATATAAGAGGGGCGAAAGGCAACAACTTTCCCGGGAGTTGGAAAAACTGCACAGCATAACGCGTTATCGGGATTACAGCAGTGAGGCCCTGTATCTCATCAATGAGGGTGAGCTTGAGGCTCGCGCGGTGGAGGTTCGCGCCCGCATGGGCGAGAAAGAGAGGCAGGAAGAGTCTTTCCAGAAGACTAAGGAACGCTTGAAGGATCTGATTGATAAGGATTCAGGGATGGAAGATGCTTACCCACAAGGTTTTTTTGATTCTTTTGAGGGAGAAGCGACGTTTTCCGTGAGGACAGCACAGGAACAGGGCTTGTTCCATGACGGCCATTTTGAGGCGGGCAACGCGGTGATTACGGAACCGGGGGTGACGTTTTCCATTGCCGCCCTGCATGCTTCCCCTCACAGTTTCCGGAAGTTTTCTACGGATTTCATGGGTAAAGGAGAAGGAGCGCAGGCGTATGGCTGGGGGCTGTATTTTGCAGAGTCAGAGAAGGTGAACCGGGATTATATGAACTGGTTCGCGCAGGATAATGCGACATGGAAGTTCGGCGATGTGGAGACTTCCAATATGGAGGTGATGCATCAAGCCCTGGATGACAGGTTGTTGCCGAAGGATGCCCTGCCGGAGGTGAAGGAAGATGCGAGTGATATGATCTGGACTGTTCTCGGCGATTTGTCTGACGCCAGAGGGGATGAGAGAAAGATAGAAGCGATTAAGAAAGAGTTGCGCGAGGACATTCAACATTCCATGGAATACGGGAGGACGTACCACCAGACGCTGGAGAAGATGGTCCAGCTGCACGGCGTTTACCGTTCCCTGATTGATCTTCTGGACGAGATAGAGGTCAGGCCGGGCATGCCTTCCAATTACAAGGTAGAGTTGAATGTGGATGATTCCGAGTTGATGGGCTGGGATTACGTGGACGAGACGGTTCTTGCCTTGTTGAAGGATTCCCCGGTGGAAGAGGTGCGGTATGCTTTGGAACGTGCCGAAAGACGGGCGGATTACCGCGGAGAAAACGTGAGCGGCAAAGACGTTTATCAGGAGTTGTTTGATGCTTTTTGGGATGGAGAAGATGGCACGAAACAGGAGGCACAGAAGGCCGCCAGCGTGTCTTTGCTGTCCAGCGATATTAAAGGCATCAGGTACGCAGACGGCTATACCCGCGGGAAAGCGGAGGAAGAGCAGACGTATAATTACGTGATTTTTGACGGGAACGATATCAAGATTACGGCGTTTGCGGACGAGTCCACCGGGGGAGCGTGGGCGGATTATGAGGATCCGACGGCGACGTTTTCTATTATCGGCGAGAAAGCAGAATCCTTCATGGAGTACCACAATAACGGACTTTCCTACACGGATCCGGCGGACGGGAAGCGGAAGGCGATTATTGATTCCCGCGGGGTGCGGTTGAGGAAGGAGCACGTCAGCGTGAGCGAGGGGGGGCATGTGAATGTTTCCCTGGCCGCGGCCCTGGATTTCCCAGAGTTGTTCCGGGCTTACCCGGAGCTGCGGAAGCTGCGGGTGGATTTTTACCGGGACAGCAGGAGCGGCACGGGAGGGTTTACCGATCCGCAGGAGCATTATATTGCCGTGAATGTGGCGCGGGGCGGGAAGAACGCGGCTCCCGGCATGGTGCTGGATACGATTCTGCACGAGGTGCAGCATGTGATTCAGGGGTATGAGGGGTTTGCCCGGGGGGCCGGGAACATGAGCCGGGAGCAGGCGCTTGCTTATCTGGGCGAGAGCATGAGCCAGCTGGCGGGCCGGGACGACGCCTGGGCGAAGGAGGCCCTGCCGCGCCTGGAACGGATGAGGCAGGAACTGGAGGCCGGGACGCTGCAGCCGGCGTTTGTGTATGTTTTTTCCCACGGGGAGCAGGAGGCGCGGCTTGCCGGGTCGTTTGAGAAGAATAGCGAGGGCGTGGTGATGAGCGGCCTGAACGGGTTCCGGCTGCTGGACGCTCCGCCGTTTTCGATTCCGCTGACGGGGGATATTACGGAGCTTGGCGGCATTACGTTCGGGGCCGGGAGGTTTGGACGGATGGCCGGCAGGGTTTTGGCTCCGAACGGGGATTGGCTTTACGATGAGATGGTGTTCAGGATGCGGGCCGCCGCGCAGCGGTCCGTGAGTAAGCTGCGCCTGTTTGAGACCGGGGACCGGGAGCGCGGCCTTGAGCTGCTGGCGGAGGCGCAGGAGCTGATTTCCACGGTGGAGCGGTATTTGCCTGATTCTTACGGGTTCGGGCTGGAACCTTACAAAATCTGGCTGAATGTGTTTGCTCTGCTTTACGGGAATAGCGGGAAGATGGCGCCGGGCGATGCGGTAGCCAGCGCGTTGGAAGCGATTCCGATGAAGAGGTGGCCGGAGATTATGGAGGGGAGCATCGGCAGGAGTTTTGTTAATTGGGCGGAGAAGAGGCCGGAGTTGGAGGATGTGGTGGAGGAGGCCCGGAGGGAGATTGCCGAACGGCAGGCCGATTACGAGCTGGATTCCGCTCCGGACGCGGATAACAGGGCCGCCCTGGCGGCCCGCAAGGGGGTGGAACAGGAGGTGTGGCGCCGGTTGTTTGAGGAGCACGGGGCCGAGTTTCTGGAGGAGTACGGGGAGCAGAAGGTGTTCCGGCTGATTAGCAAGTTTATGGCCCGCGTGGTGGAGCAGATTGACCGTTTCCGTAAGGACCGGACGCTGGGCCGCATCCGCCGCGTGGCGGCGTCCGTGGCTCCGCGGACGAGTCCGCAGGGGAAGCCGCTGCGCGGGAAGATGGACGCGGAGAGTTACCGGAGGCTGGAAGACCGCCTGCGGCTGATGGAGATGACCCCCGCCCAGTATGACGCCTTTTTCCGAAAGAATTTCCCGGAAGTTCTGGACGAAGAAGCCGCCGGGCAACAGGAAGGCCGCACGCTTTGGGAAGACGTCAAGCCGCAGGATCCGGTGACGGTGGAGACGACGGACGCGGAGGGCGGCGCGCTTGCCCTGACGGTGACTAAGGCCACTTTTGAGGCTTATGCCTGTTATGAGAAGATGAACGTGGAGACGGCGGAGAATGCCGCCCGCGCCCTGGGCGAGTTTATTTCTACAAAAAGAGAGGCCTGGGAGAATGCCGCGGAAAGTAAAAAGAATGAGATTGAGGATTTGCTCCGGCCCGTGCTGGAGGCCGCCGGGAGAACGGATGACCAGGCCATGGCTACCCACCGGAAACAGGCCCGCCTGAAAACGCTGCCGTCCGGCCCCATGTCCCTGACCGGTTATTTGCTCAATTTCAGCCAGTATATGCAGGGGTTGCAGTCCGTGCCCGCGTTCAGGGGGATTGCCAAAAAGTTTGAACGCCGGGCGGCCCGGTTTGCGGTGCAGAAGCAGGCTTGCGAGAAAGATACGCTGGCGTTCGTGAAGAAGGCCGCAGGACGCATTCTCCAGACCGAGGATGAATACGAGATAGCGGATTGGATTTACGAGCAGCGCAGGGGCCTGGATACAGGCCTGACCGTTACGGAACAGGAACCGGATTGGCAGGGGAAGGCCCGCGAGGAGTATCGCGCGGGCGTCCTGAATTTGATCCGCCGTAAAGTCCGCAAGCGTGGCGCGGCCAGGACCCTCGCCCATGTCGCCTTTTTGATGAAGGATATGGACGCGGAGCTGAAAGCGGAGATTGAACGCGTCTGGCCGGATGCGCGGGATGAAGTGTGGAGCGAGAAGGATGCCGCCGTGTTTACGGAGAAGGAGCTTGACCGTTACGGAAGCCAGGAGAAGTACGTTGAGGAACACGCCGCGAGAGCCCGAAAGGCCAGCAAGTGGGGCAAGGGGAAGAGTCCGTATCAGGCCCAGTCTTACAAGCTTGACCATATCAGCCGGATGGAGGCCGCTTATATTATCCTGCTTTCCCAGCAGGAGGATTATCAGGAGATGCTGCGCCTGAAAGGGTTTACGCAGGAAATACTGGAAGGGCTGGAGCAGTTTGCCGGGAGCGAGGTGATGGAGTTTTCCCGCGCCCTCCGGGAGAAGCTGAACGAGCGCGGGCAGGAGGTGAAGGAGGTGACCGAGAGCCGTTACGGCGCCCCTTTCCCGATGATAGAGAATTATTTCCGGGCGTTTTTCGATGTAGGTATTGAAGCGATTGACCAGTCCATCATGGACGCGGCTTCTTATGGGGACGCGGCCACGGGCGGGAAGTTCGGGCTTATCCACGCCCGGAAGAAACATCATGCCAGTCTTGATTTGAGTATTGACGTGCTGACGGCTTATTACGCCGCCATGAATGAACAGGATGTTTACCTGTATGGCTCGGAAATCAGCCGGGATATGCGCGCCCTTATTAATTACCGCGGCGAAAACGGGACGCGGGGCGCGCGCGTTCTGGAGAAGGTTATTGGACGGGACGCGCTTAATAAGCTGCTGGTCTGGTGCGATTCCTTCGACAAGGGGATGGCGGGGAACGTCCGCGGGTTTCTGGAGATGCAGAAGAGCCTGAACCGCATCAGTTCCGCGGCGGCCATTACCCTACTGCCGGGCCGCGTGGGCACGTGGCTCAAGCAGTCCACCGCCCTGATTAACGCGGCTTTCAGCTCGGATGAGATTGATCCCCATGAATGGGCCGCCAGCATGGCCCGCATGGCGGCGGGCAAGCTGACGCTTTCCCCGCGCGAGTTGATGAAGCGGGCCGCCCTGGACGCCAGAGACGCGACGGAGACGGCCGTCATCCGGGAGGCGATGAGCGCGGACGAGGCGGGCCGGGCCGCCTCCGGCGCATGGAAGAGGATGAACGTGAAAGGGATGAACCTGCTGACCCAGACGGACGCCGGCCTGAATGCCGTGAGTTCCGCCATTCTTTATGACGCCGTTTACCGGAAGGAGATGAAGAGGAACCCCGGATTAAGCAGGGAGGAGGCGGACAGGCGCGCCATGATGGAGGTGGAGCTTTCCCTTTCCCGCAAGGCCCAGCCTATGACGCCCCAGCAGCGGTCCCTGGCGGCGCAGACGCGCTCCGTCTGGAATGTCGGCATGCTTTTCCTGGGGGGTGAGAGCATCAATACTTTTGCGGAGACTGTTGCCCTCTGGAAGCAGGGTGGGATGAAGAATAAGGCGAAGTCCGTCAGCATGTTTTACGCCCACGGCCTTCTGCTGGCGGCTATGAGCGCCATGCTTAATTTTTTCACGGATGATGAAAGACGCCGCAAACGCCGGGAATGGTGGCACATTTTTATTGACGCTGTTCAGGGGCCCCTGCAGGGGATCCCCTTCTGGGGCGCGCTGGCGGGCGGAGCTGTCCGCGGCATGTCTTCCCTGTGCGGCTACCGCTATTACGAGGCTACCACTTCCCTTGTTCCGTTCGCTTCCTGGGATAACCTGGAACGGGCCGGAAAAGATCTCGCCAGGCTTTTTGACGGGGAGGATAAAGATTGGGTGGATTTTCCGCTGGCTTTCATGGGCGCCCTGCGCATGGCCGCTTTCGGCGCGGCCCTGGGCGGAGCTTCCACTCCTAAAGGGGCCAGGTTCAAAGCCGCCGCCTTTTCCGCCGCCGCTTTCGTCAACCTGACCGAGTTCCTCCTTCGCGCCATGAAAGGACTCCCTTTAAGATTGGATGGGAAGTGAGATTGATTTGAGCAACATCATTACTAATGATGTTGCTCAAAATGGAGCAGACTTGGATAAGTGGGCTGGGAACCGGAAGTAGCTAAAGTATTTAATTGGAGTGTTTTTTACAAAATAATTTTATGATGCCTCTTTGAATAAGAAAGGCTGGAAGCAAATTAAGAATAACTACTCCTATTTCATTCAATGAAAGAAAAAAGAAGATTGTTTGTTTATTTATGGTTTTATAATCCATGTTTTCTGGACGGAAGTATTCAAAAATGAAAAGGATGTTCCCGGGAAGAGTATATGTGTTGGTAATAAGTTGGTAAGCATGCCAACAACCTGAAACAAGAACCCAAGCAATAGCTAGGATAATGAAGGATGCGAACCAACCAGGCTTCTTTTTTTCTTCTGGAGTAGCAGAATCGTTCATAGACATGCCCGTACGCTATCCATTTTTTGGACAAAGAACAACAAAAAAAGCCCCTGACCCGGAGGCCAAGGGATGAACAGGAGCACTTTTCTGGGAGGATGCTAATATCTACCCGAATTAGATTTTTTTTTACTTATTGAAGATGTCCAGTAGTTAGGCTCCTCTGGAGAAAGAGCTGTTTCTTTTTTGGAAGAACATGCAGAAGGGATAAATGGAATTGAGAATTGAATTCTCTGAGTACATGAAGTTTGTATATTTGTATTTTTGCCTATTTCGCCATTTATTATTGTTGGTATTTGAATACTGATTCCGCCACCGCCTTTTTTCTCTTCTGTAGCAACAGCACAAATATCAAAATGAATCATTTGGACACTTTCATCTAATCGTACCCCTTTAATCGCAACAGGAGCTACAGGATCGTTTTCTTCTTTACAAGCTTCCTTGGCTTCTTTTATCCCTGTGCAAATTTGCTTAATAGTTTCTGATACAAATTGTGATATATCCATATAATTTATGTATTATTAAATTTTTTCCCACCTGTCCAGGGTTTCCACATAGATGCCGGAGATTTTACCCTCCGCTATAGGTTCCACATCTTTATAAGCAGGGTTGATCGACTTGAGGACATATTCCATTTTCCCGGTTTCCGGGTTTTTACGCTTGGCAAGCTTTTTCAGGGTGTAGTCATTACCTTCGTTATAGACTACCAGGGATCCCAGTGCTGGGAACAGGTAGTCTTCATATTTTTTGATGATGACCAGGGATTCGTCCGGTATTTCGGGTTCCATTGATTTGCCGTTGACTCGTAAGACGAATTCTCCCCATTCAAGAGGACGATAAATACGGATGTCCTGCGGGACAGTCTCGCCAGACGAAGGTTTGCCGGCTGCCGTGTTGCCGGCTACTTGAGTGGTGTAATCCAAAGAAGCTGCGACTGCTGGAAATGTTTCTACCGGGGTGAACTTCTTACGGGTGGCCTCTTTTTCTTTAGCGGCATTTTGAAGAGCTATATCCGCAAAATCTTTGAGCGCGTTACGGAAGGCGCTGTTGATAAACTCCATAAATGTTTGCTGGGTGGCAGTCATGGCTGCGCTTATCACCTCCCATTCCTCGTCCGTGAAATCAATCTCTACTTGGGGAGGAATGGGAGAAATCTTCTCCGTCATGAGACGCTGAATGATGAGAAGGGCTTTTGAGGGAACTTCCCGTGATACGCTTAGCCAGTTGTTTAGCGTTCTTTTGTCAACCCCACATTGTTCTGCGAGCCATTCGCGGGATTTTCCAGAGGCCTTAAGCCATTTTTTAATGTCTTCCTTGGTCGGCGTCATGCGTTGATAATACATCATTTTGGTGATTTGTCAATAATCGCTTACGAAACAAAATCACTGTACGATGATTTTATTTCTTGCGAATGATAACCGTTTGGTGTATTTATGAGTCATCAAACGTAACACGCCATGTACTCAATCATCAAATTCAGCGAAATGGAGGACGGCATCAAGAATTGCCTGCTGGCCTATGCCGAGCAAGGCATCCGGCCCAAAGAAGTGATGAAGTCTCTTCTTATCCGAGAAGCTCAAAGGCTTGGGTTTGTAATAACCACAGCCCGCGATCTTCCCCGCCCGAAGAACCCCAAGAAGCCCGCAGCATGAGTAGGTCTCTTACAAGATTAGGCCTGATAATGCTCCGGGCAAAGAATCCGGGTGCCTTTTATCAGTTAATGCCTGCAATGCGTATTCATGTATTGGCGGGCAAAGTGAGTGAGATTGAAGGGGCCTTTGTAGATTTTGAAGTCAGCGGCTTGAGCGATCCCAGTGACGCAAACAAGATGGTAAGACATCAAGCGCATGACGAGTGGGTCATAAGGGTTGCACAGGCTGTCAGGCTTATTGTAAAGGAGCATGAGCAGTTTGTAGTCATCGCTTTCCGGAGTTTTGAGGATGCTCTTTATTTCTTTTACAGCCGTTCTTTTGAGGTAGATTTGGCGTATTCTTGGCTTAAGGAATCTGCCTGCCGAAGAGAGAAGGGAAATGATCAAACAGGCCGCGGAAAACAAGCCGACTATGTCAAGCAGATACATTTGATTGCCGCAGAATGCCGAGAGCTGGACGAATTGAGAAGGGCATGCAAGCGCGATGTGGAGAAGTACCCAGGTTACGCAGATGATGGCTGCGAGCTTTTTACTGCCGAGCAGTTTGAGAGTTTGTTGAATGAACGAGGGCCAATCCATGAACAGGAGTGTACCCAATAACCCTAAACCATTCAATTCTAACAATGATTATCGAATACGACGACGAAGACCGGTGCATCCGGGTGAATGGCGAATACGTCGCCATCCGGGAAGCGGAGGGCATCAAGGACGAGCTGGAATTAGCGATTGACCAGTGGGAAGTGGATCACGCCCCCCAGTGCGACAACCCCGACGGACACTACGACGACTGAACCATGGAAGAAGACCTGATCGAAGAATTGAAGCTGCTCGGCTGGCACGAGCTTTAACAATGAAAATATTATGACCTACCCTGAATCAGAGTTTTACGACTGCAAGACCCTGGCCCTGATGTACGATTCCGACCGGGATGTGATCAAGAGGACCGTCCATGAGTTGAAGGACAAGGGGCATGTGATCGAGATCCTGTACTGGGGCAAGCAGGGGAAGATGAAGGTGCACGGCAAGCAGTTCCGCCGGGCGTTGCTCCGAGAATATGGAGAAGGAGGAGTGAACAAATGAAGACATTTCTGGAAATGTTGTCGGCGGCTGCAAGTGGCTTGTTCATGGCGTTATCGCTTTGGCTGGCCATGGAGTTGGATAACGCCGAGTTGCAGGCCGGCAAGAGCCCGCATTCCGGATTTTGTCCGGAGTCTCCTACTCCCATGAAAGCTTTTGACGGCTTGGAAAAAACCGTCCCGCCCTCACGGCATGAGGAAACAATAACCATTAGAAAATACATAATACAATGATTACAAGCAATATTGATACTGCATCTAAACCTGTTCAGGCAAAGCCTTTTGATACGGGCGACAGGGTAATGTTAAATTCCCAGTTAATTATCACCATGCCTAACCGTGGAAGGACTTATCGTTTTTCTCCGGAAGATGAATTTGTCGTGGTGCGGCGCAAGGACGAGAGCAATTTCTACGTCGCCTTTATCAAGGCTCCCTGGCTGGGCGTCTTTGAATTGAATGACGAAGGCTTCTCCTTGTGCGACGAAGACTAACTATTTCTTCACGCCTCTGTCCGGGGCGCGTCGATTGAACCTGATTAAATAATAATAGTTAATTGATAATAAATAAGATTATGATCGCTATGAATACAACTACAGCACTACTGGTAAACGCAGAACCCCTCTCCCGCGGCAACGGGAAAGGGGCGGATGTTGTGAATAATGGCAAGACGGCTAATCCTATCATTGCTCACAAGCCAGTAAGTACGACAGACGGGAAGCCCTGTCAACCGGCAAAGGCTGCCAGGACGGCCAAGAAGCCTGCCGCTCCCAGGAAGAAGCGGTACGATGAAGAGGATTTGATAGCCTTCGGAGACAATGCTTTCATGCTCCGGGGCGCTGCAGAAGCCATTTTGGACATGTTCCATGCCTTGTTCTATGCCGATGACGACCAAAAAGAGGTTGTCAATGGCGTGAAGGAAGCCTTCGAGGAGGCCGCCTTCCTTCTGCAAAATGCGGCGGAGGTATTTGAAGAGAATATTCCTTTCAAGGTTTTGGACAAGAGGCGGAAGACTTTTTTTGCTCTGACTGAAATAGATGAAAAAGACAGCGATGTTCTTGCTGCGTTCACTGCCATCAATACCGGCGGCATCCGATGGGATGAAGGAAGAGTTTGCATGAAGCAGACGCGTTATCTCATGGCAACAGAACTCCTTGGGCGCGCATTGGAAAGCGCCAAGAAGTCCTTCTACCTTGCCGAAGACTCAACATCAAACCACGCCCTTGCCGCAACGCTTGCTTCCATGAAAGGAGGGCACAGGTGATGAAGGTTGTTACTTTGATGGTTCCTCTCTGTGATAATTATTGGGATGTTGCGGAATTGACCAAGGAAGAACACGGCTGCTCTACTGAAGAAGAGTATTTGGCATACCTGGCATTGAGGGGTATTTGCGCTGATTTTCATGATGAAGACACAGCCAGTCAAATGAGCGACTATTTCAAGGAATTGGTACGCATGGTTTATACCAGGGATCTTGCCGGGGAAACCCGGCAAGCTTCCGAGGAAGACTCATGCGCGGGTTGTCTCTTTGAAAATGGAACTAGGGCGGATTGCTGTGAATGCAGGCGCCGCATGGCTGACATGTACACTCCCAAACAGAAAGGAGGGGCCGAGCATGACGCCTGAAGAAAGAGAGAGGAAGCGCCGAATCTGGAGAGATTACAGGCTCCGCAAAAAGGCGGGACTCACGAAGACCCAGGAGCAGGCCGAACGCGAGTCCATGGCGATTTTGCGCGCCAATCAGGCGGCCGAAGCTGCCAGAAAGCGGGACGAGGCCGCCAGGCAGAAGAGGGAGAAGGAGAAAAAGGCGGCTGAAGAGCTTGTTGCTCAAACCGAACTTGAAACCCTTAATCGTGTTTGCGGGACCAGTTTTTGTTATGGACAGTGTGTTCTGGTGACATGCGGCAGGAGAGCCCGTGTGAAGGGAGCTACCCCCAGCAGGTTGCTGGTGCATCTTTTCAGTGGGGAAGTTTTGTTGGTTTCCCCTCATGATGTATGGTCCATGGTGGAGTTGAGCAAGCAGGCCGTGTTCGAGTTTGAACAAGCCACGGAAAGGAGGACCGCATGACGCCTGAACAGAAAGCTTTTTACGAATACGGTCGAGCTCGCGCTTGGCTCAAAGCGCACAGATTAAAAGAGTTGTTTGTTGATGTGCCCGATATGGGGCTTGCCTTTTGGCATATGCAGCGCAACATGTGCGGATTAAATGCACTCATCCGCGACGCATGGCAGAAGCGGGCCATATGTAGGGCGTGGGTGCCCTTGGAGAAAAGGGAATGCCGGACTTGTAGTTATTTGGAAGAAGACGACGGTTCCGAGATTTGCGAGAATTGCATGATTTTCAATAGCCTTGCAAGTTCCTGCAATTGGGAGCCGAGAAAGGAGGGGGAATGAAATACCCTTACATTGACCAATCAGGCCGCGGCATCCGTGCTGGAGTTGAAAATGAAGCAGTTTGCTTTCCTATGGAAACACCAGAACAGGAAGAACGCCGCTGTATTCAGGAGCTTTGCCGCATTAAGGGGGAACTGGGGCGTACAGGGCGCTACGGCGTGTATTTTGACCTTACAGGCCCGGAAATAGAGTTTTGGGTAGAAGAGTTCGGCAAGCCGGGCTTTCTGATCTGCATCAAACACCAGGATGCCGGCGCGGTGCTGGATTACGTCCGCAAGAGGTGTGATGAACTGAACCTTTTAAGTACACCATAGAATTTATGCAACAAGGTGCATTGAAGTATTATTCTTCATTTGTCAACACACGATCCGCCATTGCAGAACATGGCGCGTTTCTCGTCGGCCAGTATTACTTGCTCTGCCTTTATTGCGCGGAACAGGTGAATGGGGGTGTTATTCGAGGCTGCAAATCCTGGACCAGGACCCAGTGGGTGTTTCGCATCGGTTTGGAAGATTGTCCGGAAGATGCCCCTGGCCTTTTTCATTGGGACGGAGATGATTTAATCGTCGAAGGCTACAATGTTGAAGCTGAAGAGAAAGCCTTGAGCAAACGCCGTGGCGGCAAGAAAGCGGCGGAAGCTCGCTGGGGAAGAAGAGAAGATGCTGACAACGCACCAAGTAATGCCGATTGTAATACAATGGGTAATGCAAAACGCATTACAGAATGCAATGCAGATAACAATGCCGATTGTAATACATCCGGCAATACAAAGGAGAGGAAAGGAAAGGAAAGGAAAGAAGAGGAGAGAAGAGAAGAGGAAGCTGCGCCTGACGGCTTGCTTGATTTTCCCCCACCCTCTCGACCTTCTCCCATGGTTCCATTGCCGGAATCCGTCGAGGAAGTGGAGGCACACATGCGTCAATGCTTTGTCCATCCCCTGGACCCGGATGCGTTGAGAAGTTCCGCAGAGAGGTTTTACGACCACTATGTGGAGCAAGGCAACTTCATCCGCAACTGGAAAAGCCGGGCCCAGATTTGGGCAAAGGACGACGCCTACAGGGAACAGGACAGGAAACGCCTGGAGAAACAGAAGTTTGGTTCCGACCCATTCCCGGATAGCGCCGACCTTGGAAAACAATTCTAATAACAAACATTCAATACTTTATGCAACTTACAGAAACACAACTCAACGCCGAGAAGACCGTTCTTGGCAACTGTATTGACGGCGCCGACAAGGTAGCCGCCCTGATCGAACAAGGTTTCACGAGATCTCACTTTACCCTTTCAGCCCATCAGAAGGTCTGGAGCGCCTTTGAGACTCTGGCAAGAACGCCGGAAAAGGTCAATATCACCGACCTGATCCAGCACCTGGAAGCCGCCGGCGAGCTTGAATCCGTAGGAGGTCACGCCGGGCTTGTCGAGCTTGCGACGAGTTTTGCCTATCATTTCCAGTTCGAGCCTTCCGTGAAGATTTTGACGGCATCCAAGAAAAAGCGGGATGTGGAAACCATGTTCATCTCCGGATTGGAAAAGCTTCAGGATTTGACCTCCACCGCGGAAGAATCTCTGGCGGAAGCCGAAAAGGTGATGTCCTCCTTGCGGGAAGCTTGCGGAATAAAAGCCGTGGTCAACATCAGCGACGGCATTCAGCAGGTGATTGAGAACATGGAATACCGCATCAAGCACCCCGGAAAGGTAAAGGGGATTCCCACCGGTTACCAGAAGTTGGATCGCGTTTTGGATGGCCTGCAAGATACCGCCATGATCGTCATCGGAGCCCGTCCCGCTGTGGGGAAGACGTCGTTCATGACCAACATCCTGCTTAACATTGCCAGTTCGGGAAGTCCTGTAGGCATGTTTTCCCTGGAGATGTCCAAGGTGCAGATTTTGGAGCGCATTATGTTTGGACAGTCTGGTATTGACCCTATGGCGTTGCGGCGGGGGCAGAAGCTGACCACCTACCAGCAGGGCGCCTTTACTGGCGCTGTTCGTCGGGTAAAGGGGATTCCCTTCTTCGTGGATGACAGGCCCGCCTTACGGATTGACCAGATCCAGGCGACCGCCCGGCGCATGGTGGCGGACCACGGCGTGAGGTGCATCGGCGTGGATTACCTGCAGCTTGCCAATCCTACCGGACGCCAGGCGTCCCGGGAACGGGAGGTGTCGGAGATTTCCGCCGGCCTCAAAGCCCTGGCCAAGGAACTGAATATTCCGGTGATCGTGCTGGCCCAGTTGAACCGGGAGGTGGAGAAGCGGGCAGGAAAAGATGCCGGGGTTCCCCGCGTGTCCGATTTGAGGGATTCCGGTTCCATTGAGCAGGATGCCGACCAGATTATGCTGCTCTACAGACCCTTTGCCAGTGATCGGGACGCCGATCCAAAGGAAGCGAAGGTTATTATCGGCAAGAACCGCTTTGGAAGCACCGGGCACATCAATCTGGAGTGGGATGCTGCCGCCACGACTTACAGGGAGGTTTGATATTATGAATAATAAATCGTCTGATAACAAGAATCTATTGAGGAACATCATACATCGGAAAGTGAGTCCGTCGCAGCTGCTTATTCTGATGGAAATCCGAGATCACCCAGGCAGGATGTCGCGGGAGATTGCCACCCGTTGCCATTTGGATCCCAGTAATGTGTCTCACCGGTTGGATTATCTGGTGCAGTCCGGCGACGTGATCAGGACCGGCACACGGCCTTGCGTGTTTTATATCAGCAGGCAGGGACGTGATTTTTTAGAAAGCTTTGAATACTCAAAGTCAACAGGTTGATTCATCCGGCAAGAAGTATTGATTCTCACCAAATTGACGCGCTGAAAACCAGGAGGGTAAAATATTGATATGAGAAGGAAGGATAACAAAACCAAAGTGACCGAGAAGAAGAAGGAGTTTGCGAGGCTTCTGGTCGCGGAGAAGTTGTCCAAAGCGGACGCCTATCGTAAGGCATACAATCGCAAGGACATGAGTAACGATGCAGCCAGTAAGGCAGCTTCCCGTTTGTCCAAAGATGATGAAGTTTTGCGAATGATTGACGAATTAAACGCCCAGCTGAACAAATCAGCCGTGCTGACCAGGCAGCAGCGCATGGAATGGCTGTCCCGCGTGGTGACGACTCCCATCGGCAATGTTGATAGCGCATCCGATCTCTGCCAGGAGGTTTCCATGGACGAAACCGGAGCGAAATTTAAGATGCCCTCAAAAATTGCCGCTATTGCCGAGCTTAACAAGATGGATGGCGCATACACTCCGCAGAAGATGGAAGTGGATGCGGGCGAGAAGTTTATGGCTATCCTGTCCTCCCTGCCTTTTGATCCTCCCGTGAAGCAGGGATAAAAACATTGATTCTCGCCAACTTGCATTTCCCGTGTTTTGTGGCTCATGATTGAGCCATGTTAAATTTCCTGGGAATGACACGCCATTTGTCCACGACGGCAGGCTATGCCAAGCGCATAGGCTGGCTTTTGTTCGAGGATGTGACGCAATCTCCGTTCCCGGTAACAGGAGTTTCTTTCACAGGTGTGGTGAAAACGGAACAGGGAGATCTGCCTATTGCGATTGAACACGGCGAGCAAGAGCATTGTTTGGCGCTTACTATCCCTGCCCTGCCTGTTGGACGCTGGCCATATGCCGTCCACGCACAAGACGAGTCCGGAGAGGATTTGAGGCTGTTTTCCGGTTATATTGGAGCCGTGGATTCCGTGGCTCCTATTGAGTCGTCCACGGTGTACGATATTCCCGTAATGGGTATTACGATACCTATTGAGGCAAGTAAGACGATCAAGGCCCAGTGGCTGTCCAACACGGCCTCCATTATCGCGGCCCAACAGGCGCAACAGAATGCCAACACATCCTCCACCAATGCGGAAACGGCGAGCCAGGCAGCCAAGACGGCAACAGACGCGGCAGCCACCGCTGCAGGACGGGCCGAAGAGGCGGAAGGCTATGCAGGATCTGCCTACGCCTCCAAAGTGGCTGCCGCCGATTCCGCGACCGCTGCCGGCACATCCGCAACTAACGCAGCCCGTGATGCCAAGAGCGCCAATGACGCGAAAACGGATGTGGAGTCGTTGGCCGCCACCTGGCCGGAAACGGTCAGCGACGGGGAGAAGAAGATTGTTGAAGCCAGGAATGAGGCTGTTACAGCCATTCAGGACAAGCAAGCGGCTTCTGTGCTTGCCGTAGGTCGTGCCTCACAGACTGCGCAGCAGAATATAGCCAGCGCGCAAAGTACCGCTGTTCAAGCCGTCCAGGCAGCGCAGACGGAAGCGAAAGAGACGATTGAACCCCTTGTCCAGCGCGCTGAAACCGCCAAAGATGACATTGATCAGGCGGAGAGGCGTATCAATACGGCGGCGACTAATGCCACGACCTCTGCCACCAGCGCGGCCAACTCCGCCACAGAAGCCCAGCAGGCCCTTGAGGCCATACCGCAGGTGGACGCCTCCGGCAACATGACGCTGGCCGGAGGTCTGACGGCGGCGGGAGCTATTAATGCCAACGGCGGCGTCAACATCCCGCTTGCCGCGGGCGCGCCGACCGATACGGGCGCGGTTAATCGCTTTTATACGTTAGGATTGGCCGGTGCTGTATCAGCGTTGGTTCAGCCTATATACCTTAATTCCAGTTCGATCACAGTCGCGGGTTCCATTTCTAAATCTTCCAAAGGTACTCTTGCCGGGTTGACGCAGCGTTTTTCGGTGGGCGCAGCTTCTGCCGGGGCCAATGCGTACGGGTCAGCGGTTATTCCCCTGATAGGGCCTAACGGTCAATTTAATTACAGTTCCGTGTGCGGATTTTCCCTTGCGGTCAACGCGACAGCCTTCGCTAAATTTACTTTTGGCATAGGCCGCGGCTCAAAAACCAACAGAACCGGGTTGACGATGGATTCTTATTCTATGATTCCGGGGAACGAGCTGGCCGTCAACCATGGGGAAGTCATCGATGTCACCATCAATACGCCTTACGATACTGTCCGCAAGGGGTATGATATCAGAGTAAGGGAAATTTTTTATGTATCGTCCGTTGGACACTGGCAGGTGAAAACGACAACCGTATTTCTTCCGGTAGGCCATAATGAGCTGATGCCGAACGGGCTGAACAGGCTTATTTACATGCAGAGCGGGCTGCCGAGTACAGCAGTGCGGGAGGAAAAGGCGGCTCTTTATATGGAGCTGGGAGGCGGCAGTACCAATACCCTGTTCAAGATAGCTTCTCTCCGCGGCTTCATCGCTTTCGAGGCAGGAACAGGCGTAAGCACCCTGATTATCGACGCGCGCAATGAGAAAACATATGCCCTTTCAGCCGACGCGGGCACAGGCACCAGGCACCTTTATGCCAATGGATTGACCAATCCAACCTATCACGCATTGGAAGCAATGGCCGTCAATGCCATTGAATCCGAGGAAACGGCTGATTTTGAAGATATTAACATACCATTAGAATCATGAATAATTCAGAAATACAGATTCAGTTCCCCCGTCCGGGTCAGTGGGATGAATTCACCCTGACAGCCGTCTATCAGGACGCGGACGGGTACACCCGCATAGACCGTTTTACGCAGGACGAGATACCCGCGGACCATGCCCCGGCGATGCAGGCCGTCGTTGCCGCGCTGGTGGGGCTGGGGGAGGACTGGCAGGCGGTTCAGGTGTGGGCCAGACTGACGAAATTTTACGCTCCGGAAATGGAGAATCCCATGAGGGAGGGGGAAGCGGTGGAACTGACTGTTGAGGCCGTCAATGCCCAGGGAGGGCGCAGAATGTTCACGTCCCGTGACTATCCCGAATTTACGGTTGCTTCACCCGCCGCTGTGGAGTTTTTCAAGTTTTTCACTACTAATCAATAACAACATAATCATATGACTACTAATAATCAATGCAATCATGCCGAGGCTATCGCCAGAGAAATGCACATGTACTATGCAGCCCAGGCACACAATGAGTCCAACACTCCAATCCCTCACTGGGCAGACCTGACGGAAAACGATCAACAAGGATGGATTGCCGTAGCAAATACTGCCCTCCCGATCATCGGTAAGCATGCGCTGGAAGATGTTCGGGCCTATCTCGGCCTCAAGGCTTCCGGCGCGTCCACTTGGTGGAAAAAGGCCCTATATGCAGCCGGAGCGGTTATCGCTGGCGCCATCCTTGGCGGCTTGGGAATGTCCCTCTCCGGCTGCGGGCACTCCGTGGACGTCACCCCGAACCGCGCCGAGGTATGCAAGGACGGCTCCTGCCTCGTCATTGAGCAGGGGCATATTTCCTATTCCCAGGCACAACCGGAAACGGACGTTCCGCCCGTCGTGCAGGTAATTCCCTCCAAAAAATAAGGCCATGTGCAAACCCCTTAAAGAATATTTGGCCGTTGTGCGGGAATATAAGGATACGATTGTGATGTTTATCGGCATCGCGGCGTGCGTGTTCGTGTATTGCGATTTCCGAGCCCTTGCCGCCACACAGGCGGAGACGGCTGCCAAAACAGCGGAGATCTTGCGGACCATGGACGGGCGGCTTTCCGCCCTGGAACATCAGCGAGGAGGCCGCAGCGGTGAATAAGCTGCTGACCCCTTCCGTTCTTCTGCCGCTGATGGGGTGCGTGATGGCCGGCGTTTTTGCCGCGTGCGGCGATACGACGGCGGGCATTTCCGCGTTCTGCTTCCCCATTGCGTCCCTTGTGTTCCTCCGGATGTATGAACACTGACCAACTGTAAAGTTTTTCTTACCAGTTCCCTTTAGTTAATAACCAATAGTTTTTGCATGCCTACCCTGTACATTCTCATAGTTGACGAACCCGGAAAGGAGCAGTTCATGAAAATCTTTCTTACCGAAAGAGACGCCGCTTTTTTCCTGGCTCAATTCAATGAGTGGCATTTGCATGCCAAGTGCCATTGCTACACCGTGGAAGGCAAGCAGCTTGTGCAACTTATCGATAACCTGAACGAATGAATACTACAGAAAGAAAGATGGCCGCGGCTATCCTCCGGTTTGAAGACAGCCGCGTTACCGGG